CTTGCAAGACGGTGTACCTAATTTACGGCCCCGCTGACGGTTTGGGAAAAAAGCGACGTAGACTCATGTTGTGTCGGCGTGTAGTCTTTGGGTGTGGCCGACGGATCGTCAGTCGCCGACGACAAGGAGGTCGAATCATGCCCCGTCTGCGGCGGCTTCGTGCCGCCGCCGTTGGGAGACAAGCCGCGCAAGTATTGTTCTGCCTCCTGTTGCCAACGAGCCCGTCGGCCGCTGGTTCCGCGGCCGAATAGGTGCGAAGACTGCGCGGGCGACCTTGGCCGCCGAAGCGTCAAGGGGCCGCCAAGGAGGGTATGCAAAGACTGCGCGAACGCGAGAAGACTCGCGGCTTGTCGTGCAAAGAAGTCTTCCTCAAGTTGCACACGCTGCGGCGTTACGTTTGAGCATAGTTTCGGTAACCACCCGAGGTTCTGCTCTGCCGAATGTCGTTGGCCTAATGCTAGGGGAAACCGACCCGCCGACTGCCAGGGGTGCGGCATTTGTTTCGTTCGCCGGAAAGGGGAACAAAGGTATTGTTCACGCGAGTGCGCCAGGAAGACATCGGCCAAGCAGGCGACCTGCCTCCGCTGCGGCAAGGTCTTCGCCAAGAAGCGAACGCCTGCTGGTCACTACTCAAGTTCCGCCAGAATGTACTGCGGCCGTGACTGTGCCTTCGCCCACAAGACAGAGCGGGCTGCTTGGCGAAAGCTGGGCAACTGGTTCTCGGACTGGGGCGAAGATGTCTGGCCCATGCTGGTCAAGTGTCAGTGCGGCGAGATGCACAAGGTTTCGTCGCCTTCAGGCGACCAGACGTGCATCTGGTGCCGTCACATCGACAGCCGGCGAGGGCCGTGCGACAAGTGCGGCCAAGAGATCATTCGCTGCAACGGCGTGAGGTTCTGCCGCGAGTGCGTGCGGAAAAAAGACCGCGATCTTCGCCGGAGGGCGAGGCGCAGGCGACGAAAAACGCACGGCCCAGAATCAAACTACCGCCAACGCTGCCGAAAGTTCGGCGTTCACTACGAGCCTTTCGCCCGCAATCTTATTTTTGACCGAGACGAATGGACGTGCCAGATTTGCCGCTGCAAGCTACTGCCAAAGTTTTCGCTCATCGTCGGCACGAAGCAGGTGAATCCTCGAAGCCCGACGATCGACCACAAGATTCCGCTGTCCGAGGGGCCGAGCGGCCCAGGTCACACGCCCGACAACTGCCAGGCCGCCTGCTGGGGCTGCAATACCGAGCGGGGCGCAAAATCCCTGGACTCCTTTGCAGCCCATAAGGCTACACAGCTACACTAAGTAGCATGGCAAAAGGCCCAGCACCAACGCCGAAGCACATCCTGCAACTTCGCGGCTCCGCAGAGGCGAAGTATCGGGAGGAGCTTGGCACCAAGCTGGCCGAACTGCCGCGGCCGCCCGACTGGATGCGGCCTGCGGCGAAAGAGATGTTCACGCTGGTCTGCGACTACACGCAGAAAATGGGGACTTTGGCCGAGTCCGACCAGCAAGTGATCGCCCGGTATGCGATTGTGTGGAGCAAGTGGCAAGAGGCCGAGCAAGCGTTAGCCAAACCCGGCGCCGAGGCGTGGAAGGAAGTCCTCGCCCCCGACGGCTCGCTGCGGTTCTGTCGCCCCTCAAAGTGGCAGGCACAGAGCAATCACTGCCACGAGCAGTTGCGGCAGCTCGAGACAGTTCTGGGCCTGACCCCTGCCGACCGCACCCGCCTGGGCTACGGCGCAGTCAAGGTCACACTCGACCCTGTGGACGCCATGTTTGATGACGCAGCGTCGGGTTGACATCCGCACATTCGCCGGGATGCTCAAGCACACTGAGTCCCCTTTTGCCGGCCAGCCCTTTCTTCTGGCTCCCTGGCAGGACGAGTACCTCGACCGCCTGTTCAACACCAGCCGCCCGGACGGCCGGCGGCAGTATCAGCGGAGCCTGCTGGCCCTGCCTCGGAAACAGGGCAAAACGGCCATGTGTGCCGTGATCGGAGCCTACGAGGGCTTCTTTGGCGAGGACGGCGGCCAGATTCTTATCGCCGCCGGCGACCGCAAGCAGGCTAGCCTGCTGTTTACTGCCTGCTCGCGGTACATCGAGTCCTGCCCCGGCCTGCTCAAGCGGTGCAAGATATACAAGAACTCGATAGTTATCCCGCACAACAAGAGCGTGATCCAGTTCCTTTCCTCCGAGCACAAAGGCAAGCACGGGTTTAACCCTTCGCTTGTCATCGTTGACGAATACCACGTCCAGCCCAATCGAGATTTAGTAGACGTGCTAGAAAGCGGCATGGGCACCAGGGCCGAGCCGCTTGTCATCTATGTAACAACGGCGGGCATGGATCGCGTCGGACCCTGCTACGACGAGTGGCAGCGGGCGATCAAGGTCAGGGACGGCATCATCGACGACCCCACCTTCCTTCCTTGCATCTTTGCCGCCGAAGATTCGGATGACCCCTTCGCGGAAACCACCTGGCAAAAAGCGCAGCCGAACTACTCGATCACGACGCGGCCGGAGTTCATGCACCGCGAGGCGGCCCTGGCCCGCGAGAGCGTGGCCCAGGAGATCAAATTTCGCACGCTCTACTTAAATACCTGGGTGAGTAACGGAGCGAATAGGTTCTTCCGCACTGGGCAGTGGGAGGCCAACGACCTGCCGCTGCGGCCTCCGGCCGGCCGGCCGTGCTATTGCGGCATCGACCTGTCGAGCACACAGGACACGACGGCGTTCGCGGCCGTCTGGCCGGGCTTCGACGAGCAAGGCGTCCCCGACGGAACCTTCGACGTGTTCGCTCGCTTGTTTATCCCCGAAGCGAACGCCGACAAGTCGGAAGCCCCGTATCGCCAATGGGCGAGGGACGGATTCTGTAGAATAAGTGAAGGTGATGTTACGGATTACGACGTTGTTCGCGACTACGTCCTCCAGTTTTGCGAGGAGAACGTAGTTAAGGGCATCGCTATCGACCGATGGAACGCGACTCATATCACGACGCAATTAGTGAACGAGGGCATTACAGTCGTGCCGTTCGGACAGGGGTACGCCTCGATGTCAGCGCCGACGAAGCTGCTGAGTACCCTCACGATTTCCCGCAAAATCCGCCATGCCGGCAACCCGCCCCTGGCCCTGCACATTAGCAATCTACAAGTCCGACAGGATGACGCGGGCAACCTAAAGCCCACTAAGAGCAACTCAAGTAGCAACGCCCGGATCGACGCAGCCGTATCCCTGGTAATGGCCCTGGGCCTTGCGTCCGCAGAGGCGCGAGGAATCGACGAAGACCCTCAACTCGTGGTGTTCTAGCGTGGCAGAAGAAGAAACCGCAGAAGCCGGCGACCTCCATTCCCTGGAGAACCGGGCCAGCTTGTCTCGGGTCTTCGAGGAGTTGCTTGAACGGAACAAGGCTAGCGCCGGCGTCTACATCTCGCCGGAGACGGCCCTGTCCTGCTCGGCCGTGCTCTGTGCCGTCCGGGTGCTGGCCGAGAGCATCGCGGCGATGCCGTTCAACGTCTACCGACGCATCCCCGGCGGCGGCAAGGAGATCGCCGAGGAGCATCCGCTTCAGGAACTGCTCGCCTACCAGCCAAACGATTGGATGACATCGTTTGAGTGGCGGGAGTGGACCCAGAGCCAGATGCTGCTGTGGGGCAACTCCTACAGCTTGATCAACTCCGGCCGGCGGGGGGCAGTCAGCGAGCTGATCCCGCTGCACGCCAGTCGCATGACGGTCAGGCGGCTAGAGAACGGCCGCCTGCGGTACGAGTACAAGGAGCCAGACAAGCCGACGCCGACCTACTACACCCAGGATCGCATCTTCCATCTTCGCTGGCTCTCGTCCGACGGCGTCACCGGCTACGTCCCCACGACACTGGCGAAGGACGCTATCGCCCTGGCTCGAGCGACTGAACTGCACTCGTCGAGCTTCTTTGGCAACGGGGCGCAGAGCGGCACCTACATCGAGACGGACCATCCGTTCAAGCCCGACGCGATCCAGCGGTTCAAGCAGCAATGGGACGACGCCCACCGCGGCCCCGACAAAGCCTTCAAGACGGTCGTGATGCCGCACGGCTTCCACAAGAAGTCCGACCCGATCAACAACCAGACCTCCGAGCTTGTGGCCACACGTCGCTACCAAGTCGAGGAAGTGGCCCGCGCCTACCGCATTCCGATGCACCTTATGGGCGACTTGACGAATGTGCGGCACAGCACGGTCGAGCAGTCGGGCATCGACTTCGTGACGTTCAGCCTCATCCCGCACTGCCGCCGCTGGCAGCTTGCCGTCCGTCGCGACCTAATCGTCGAGGACCGCGAGTATTTCGTGGAGTTCGACACGACCTCGCTCATGGCCGGCGACCACGCCGCACGAGCGCAGTACATGCGGGAGGCGTTCAACATGGGCGCCCTCTCGGTAGACGAGGTGCGGTCGCAGATGGGCTACAACCCGCTCCCCGACGGCCTGGGCAGCAAGCGGTTCGTGCAGGTCAATATGCAACTGCTCGACGCCTTTACGGTAGCGACGCCCAATGGGCAGGAGATTCCGGTCGCCGAGCCAGAGTCCGGTAACGACGATGCCATCGATGGCAACGACGGTCCCCGGCCGTCCGAGGCCGTTGTCGGCGACATCCGCGCGGCGGAGGCACTCTTCCGAACGACGCTTCGGCGGCTGGCTGCGGTCGAGGCCGACGGCATTCTGGATCGTCGAAACAAGCCGGCCAAGTTGCAGGCTTGGCTTGAGTCGCATAGTCAGCGAATGCGGACTGACCTGCAGGACGCCGCAAAGGCTACCGGCCGAGACATCGATGAATTCGTGTTATCGTGGATGGATGAGACGCGCAGTCGCTTGCTGGAGTGTGTACGCTCCGGCCGGCCGTATGAGGAGGCGACAGGATCATGGACGGATCGAGCGAACTTGAGCGACGGCTGATCGCAGAGGCTCCCGGCCTGCACGTCAAAGAGGACGACAGCGGACGCACCGTGATCCGAGGATACGCGGCTGTCTACAACTCCGATTCGGAGGACTTAGGCGGCTTCATTGAGCGAATCGCCCCCGGCGCGTTCGACAGCGTCCTGTCGCAAAACCCCGACGTATTCGGCCGCTACAACCACGAGCGGCTTCTGGCCCGCACGTCCAGCGGCACGATGAAACTGGAGCTGGACGATCGCGGATTGCGATACACGATCTACCCCAAGCACGCCGACGCCGACGTGGTTCAGAGCATCGAAAGAGGCGATATTCGTGGATCAAGCTTCGCCTTCCGTACCAAGGGGGACGGAGAGCGCTGGTACAAGGACACCGACGGCCGGACGATCCGCGAGATTCGCCGCTTCGACTTTCTGGGCGACGCCGGCCCCGTAGACAATCCGGCCTACCGGGCCACGGAAGCGTTCGTCAGCAAGCGGGCGCTGGACATGGCCGTGCGGGCGGCGGCCGGCGAACTGAGCACTGGCGACTTTGTCTCCTGGGACTCGAGCGGCGGCCAGGCTCGCGGCCGGATCACGAAGGTGGTCAAGGACGGCGAGATCGAAGTGCCGGATTCCTCGTTCGCGATCAAGGGCACCGAAGACGACCCGGCCGCCCTAATTCGGCCGTACAGAGAGTCCGACGAGGGCTGGGCGGCCAGCGACCGCCTGGTGGGTCACAAGTTCAGCACTCTCACGAAGATCGAGGCTCTGGAGCAAGAAGATGACCGAGAGGCTGTCGTTGTGGAGGAAACTCGCGAGGTCAATCTTCGGCCGACTGCGGGCATGGCGGCAGCGGCCAAGACGGGCCTGCGGCTGCACGAGGAAGGCAAGTCCGGCGACGGGCT